CATAATCAATAGAAGGAGCTTGTTGAGGTGCTCTACTACTACTACCCTTAGGTAATAAGTTAGTACCTGCTATCACACTATCATCTTTATTAAGTTGAATTGAGCCTTTTTTTCCTGATAAAATCATTCCTCCATCAGGTCCTACCATACCATCATCCATAGAAGTTACAGCAGCAATTGTACCAGCTACTGCTGCTATTCCTGCTATAATAGGGAGAGCTCCTGCACCTAAAGTACTTGCAATTGCTGTTGACATAGCAGCCATAGCAGTTGCTATCATTGGTCCTAAAGCCATTACAGCGGCAGCAGCTGATCTAATTAATCCTGGAAGTAATATAGTTGAAACTGCTACACCTGCCGCGGTTAATGCTGCAGATATGAAAGAAGCTAGAGGACCCATTTCAGCAAATTTATCTACTATGGATTGAGTAGGATCAAATAAAGAAGTTATTATACCACCTATACCTGTTAAAATATTAAAAATAGGTGTTAAAACTGTTGATAATAAATCTACTAAAGGAGATACAAATGCCATAATAGGTTCAGCTATACTAACAAATGCTTCTTTTAATTTTTCTGTTATAGCTACTAATCTATCTTGTGTAGAGGCTGATGCCATTTGTTGAGCTAAAACATCATTTCCTAAACGTTTTTTAGCTTCTTCTAACCCAACTTGTTTTACTAAATTATCAAATTTTTCTTTAGCATTGTCTCCATCAATACCTGAAAGTTTACTCATGGCTTCTTGATCCATAAGCATTCCCCCCATTGTCTCAGCTGTCATACCCATAGCTTTAGCTGTGGCTTCTTGCTGTAAGACATTCATTTTAGAGAATGAATCTCTAGTTATATCTTGTGCTTGTAATTCTTTAGCTAAACCTGCATAATCATTTGTTAAAGCAAAATATCTAGCTTTTTCTAAATTTAATTGTTTACCAGTCATTACTTCAGCTTCAAATTCAGCTGCAATAGAGGATTCAATATCTAATAAAGCACTTTGTGTTCCTTTTAATTTATCTAAACTTAATCCTAATTTTCTAGCTTCATAAGCAGCTTCAGCTAATTTAGCGGGTTGACCAGCAAATGTAGCTAATGTATCTTTTGATAAACCTGATATATCTTCTAATAATTGTTTTTCACTAATAGCGGTTTTATTAGTTAAATTTAAAGCTTTAGCTTGACCTAGAAATTCAGCAGTTATGGCTTTTGTAGGTTTACCTGTAGCTAAAGATAATTTAGATAACATTGTAGCTGCTTCTACACTATATCCTGCTTGTTTAACTAATTCAGTTTGTGAAATTAATATATCTTTACTTAAAACTCCATTAGTACCTAAAGCTGAGTTGATTTGGTTGAAAGATTCGTTTATACCTTTAGTAGTAACAAAAATACTGTCACTAGTAGCAGCCATGCCTGTAAAACTTGAATTTAATGATAATGAAGCTTTATATGATATCCCTAAATTTTTAGCGGTATCTCCTGTCATTGTATCTACTTGCTTCATACTAGTAAGTAGAGCCATTCCAGCGGCTTGCAATAAATTAGCAGAAGTAAATGCTTCTTTTAAATTATCTTTAATATTACTTATATAAGCCTTAGTAGAATTAAATTGTTCTCCATTAGCTTTAGCTTCTTGAGCCATAGCTTTAGTTTTCTTTAAAGCATCATCAAATCCTAAATTAGGTAAACCTAATTTTTGCATTGCTTTATCTAGACCACCTAATAATTTAGGACCAAAACCTAATTCTTTATTTACTTCTTCTTCTGTTTTTTTAATTTCTTCAAAAGCATCATCAACTTCTTTAGCAGCTTTAATTTGATCTTTTAAATTCTGTAAAGCTTTACCTTGAATATCACCACTTTCTTTTAAACGAGTTAGATTGTCAATTTCTCGTTTATTTCTTAATTGTAAATTTTCTAATTGTTTACCAGATAAAATATTTTCACCCCTTCTAACTTCTAAAGCTTGACGGGCGATATTGCTAATTTTATTTAGACTTGATATCTGAGAATTTAATTGACCTTTAGCTCCTTTTAATTCTTCAACAATACCTTTAAAAGATTGAGATACATAATTTAAGTTACCACGTGTTTCATCTACATCATCCTTAACTTGAGACATTAACCTTTGAAATTGTTCAATGTTACCTTGATTTTTATTAAGACTATCAAATAAACTTTGATAATAACTTACATCAGCTTGTGATGTTAGTTTTTTTATCAAGGCTTCTACCTCTTTTTTAGTTTTATTTATATCGTCTGCCATAATGTAGTATATTGGTATAAATATGAAAAGCCCCTATTTTTTAGGGACTTTTGCATTATATGTATTTGATTGAGGAATGTCAGGTCTTGCTATTTCTTTACCGCTTTTGTTTGTTAGTTGATTATTTTGTTGGTCAACTGCTTCTTGTTCTTTATCATAAAATTCTTTTAATTTATTAAAAGTAAATTTTCTAAGCCAAATAGGCATAGTATAGATAGTATCCCAATCATATCCCCCATTCCCATGAAATACAATTTCATGTATTTGGGAGAACATATTCATTCTATGAATTGAAGTCAGGCCAAAAAAAGTTAAGACTAATTGGTACAGCGATGTCCTCCCCGTCATCACCCTTAATAGTTAAATTAATATCTGGAGATATTCTTTTTATTTCTTGTCTTAATGCTCTTGAATCTCTTGCTAATAATTCATTATCAACAAATTCTCTAACAGTTTTTCTATCACTATCACCATTAACTGAAGTTATGATGTATTTTAATCTAGTTGATAATTCAGGTGAACCATTAGGATTAATTTTTTTAAGTCCTTTTAATTCCTGGTCTACTGCTGTTTCATCACCATGTGTTAACAATTTAAATGTTATTTGGTTATTTGATGAAGGTAAAGTAAATTCAAAATTATTACCATTTTCATAGTTTACATCTTCTGATAATTCTTTATCCTTTAATGTAGTTAAATCTACTTGATAGGTTTTACCTCCATATTCAAATTCATAATCTTGACCATATCCTAAAATACGAGAAGCTATTAAAATTGCATTTTTATCTCCTACAAGTAGTTCTTTAATGTCAATTTTAGAAACTATAAGAGACTCAATTAATTTGTCTAATACAGTACCTTGTTGAATGTAGTTTTGATTAGTTAAAATATCTTCTTCACGAGCAGTCATATATTTCATTTCGACTTGACCACTTCTTAGAGGAGAACCTTCAGGGTAAAGTAAACCTTTTGAAGGCAGGTCTACCATTTCAGTAGGGAATTTTGGTTTTGTAACTTGATTTTCCATAAAATTTATTAATGTGTTTATATATAAATATAGTAAAATAAAAGAAAGCCCAATAAATGGGCTTTCTCTTTTGTATATTTTTTGTTTCTTAGTAGTTTAAGATACAATAATCCATTGCTATTGTTACTGAAAGTTCTACTGCTGATTCTCCTGAAGACCAATCATACTCTCCAAAGTTTGCTGATTTTACGAATGCACCTTTTATAATCCATTCTCCAACTACATCTCCTACAGGACCTAAGATATTCATTCTTAAATCTTTTTTATAGAAATCAGAGTATCCATCTCTACCTGTTACAGATTCGTGAGCTAGACGTGCCCATTCCATTACTGTTTGAGCTCCTGATGGTGCAATTGGATCATACAATGATAAAGTCATATCATTCCATCTTACTTTACCTTTAATTTTACGGTAAACATTGATGTGGTCTAATATAATTTCATTTGCTTCAAATCCTGGTGCAGATGCTTTTTTAATTAAGTATGATGGGATACCGTCAATATATAGTATAAATCTATTTTGAACTTTTGGTTCAAAAGCGGTAAACATTATTTCGTTTGGGTTTAATACTGCCATGTTACGTTTTTGTTATTGTTGATGATAAATATTAAGAAAAAAGCCCTTATGATAGGGCTTTAATCCTAAATTATTTTATTAAAATGTAGCTCCTGTTGGTGTTACATTAAAGTCTAATATAATAAACTCAGCTGTTCTAGTTGGTTGGATAAATATCTGACCTACTAATTGATTTCTATCAATTACATCTGCAGTATTATTTGATTCATCCATCACTACTTTAAATGCATACAATCCTTGTCTTTGTTGGATAGAATCTAAATATGGATTTACTTGTGATAAGAATCTATTTCTTGTAGCTAAAGTATTTTGTTCGAATACTAACGTGTTAGCAATTTGACCAATATATGATTTTAACTCAATTAATAATCTTCTAACATTAATTCTATCTAAAGCTGAAGCTTTTTGTTGTAATGTTTTCTGACCGTAAGCAACTACTCCTTGTCCTGGGAATGTAGCAATTGGATTTACTTTTCCTAAGTACAATGTGTCTCTATCGTCTGGTGATAATTTTTTAGCTGCTTGTACAACACTTAAACCACCTCTTGTAAATCCACCTGGTGCGAACCATGGA